AAAGAAAATGCCAAACACTTTAAGGGTGTTTGTTAATACATATCTTGGTGAAAGCTGGGAAGATGAAGGGGAACAAATAGATGAGCAAAATATATTCAATAGGAAAGAAGATTATCTATCTGGCAAGATACAACAGGAAATTCCAAATAGTGTTGCTGTTATTACTGCTGGTGTTGATATACAAGATGATCGCATAGAACTAGAGATAGTTGGCTGGGGAAGGGATGAGGAAAGTTGGTCTTTAAGGTATGATAGAATTTATGGCGACCCTTCAGCACCTCACATCTGGAAACAGCTTGACCTGAAATTACTTCAAAAATTCAAACATCCGTCTGGCGTTGAACTTCGCATTGCATCAACTTGTATTGATAGTGGCTACCATACAAAATCAGTTTATGAATTTTGCAAACCACGATTTGCAAGACGAGTGTTCGCAATTAAAGGTGTGGCTGGTCACGGTAAGGCAATCATCGGCAGACCGACAAGAAATAATATTGCAAAGATTCCGTTATTTCCTGTGGGTGTGGATTCTGCAAAAGAATTACTGTATTCAAGATTAAGAATAAAGGAAGAAGGTGCTGGATATTGTCATTTTCCAAAACATTATGAACAAGAGTATTTTATGCAACTGACAGCAGAAAAAATTGTCACTAAATATTTTAAGGGATTTCCAAGACGAGAGTTTGTTAAAATAAGACCACGCAATGAAGCACTTGATTGTCGTGTTTACAGCATTGCATCGTTGTCCGTACTAAACACAGACATAAACAAGTTGGCTGAAAGGCTTGAAATTAGGTCAGAAAAAAAAGATAACAATATAAATAATAAACAGAAATCTAATATGAAAAAAAACAAGCCTAATTTTGTTCATTCTTGGAATGTGTAATGGTAAATCTTTTTACAGAAATACCAGAAATAGAGCCTAAAGTATTCTATAAGGGCGATACAGTCGTCTGGAAAAGAACGGATATTGGTGCTGATTATCCACCTTCAAGTCATTCAATGGTTTGGGAAGCATCATTGGAAACAAGTGGCTCAACAAGATTTTCTGCAACTGTAACAGAATCAGGAACGGAATATACCTTCACATTAGATAACTCTGCGACATCTAGTTATACTGCTGGTAACTACAAATGGTTTTTAAAAGTTATTCAAACAAGTGATAGTGAAACATTAGTCATAGATTCAGGTGACATAAAAGTTAAGGATAATTATTTTGCAACCACAGGCGATATTAGAAGCCACGCAAAAATAATGGTTGATAAGATTGAAAGCATACTAGAGGGAAAAGCTGATTCAGATGTTTCCAGCTATTCCATTGGCAATAGAAGTTTGTCTAAAATGTCGCCAGAGGAACTAACCACTTGGCGTGACCACTACAGGGCTGAATACAATAGGGAGTTACGAGTGGAACGAATAGATAGAGGCGAAGGCACAGGCAATACTGTCAAGGTGCGTTTTGATAGCAACTAATGGGTATATTCGATAAAATTTTTAGGAAAAGAAAAAGAAGAAACTATGTTGGTGCGAACACCAATCGCTTGTTCAATGATTTTGTGACAACAACATTATCTGCTGATAGTGAAATAAAAGGAAGCATTAAGACACTACGAGCAAGGGCGAGGGATTTATCACGCAACAACTCTTTTGCTAAAAGGTTTATAAGTGCCTATGTGGACAATGTTATTGGTGCGAGTGGCGTTCACTTGCAAGTAAGAAGTCGTGACCCTAATGGAGTCATTGATACATTTGCAAACAACACCATTGAAAGGGAATTTAAGAATTGGGGAAAATCTGTTTCTGCCGATGGTCGTTTAAGCTGGATTGATGCACAACGGTTATTCGCTGAAACTTATGCAAGGGATGGCGAGGTCATTGTCAAACTCATTCAGAATTTTGACAACCCCCATAAGTTCGCCATTGAATTTATAGAATCGGATTTTTTAGACAGCGAATATAACGAACACAGCAAGAAAATAAGAATGGGTGTGGAAAGGAATGAATTTGGAAAGCCCATTAACTATCATTTTTTAAAATACCATCCTTACGATACTGCCTTTCCAACAATGGAACATTATGGAACGAATTATAATGTTGTTCCAGCAGAGCAGATTATACATTTCTACCATCAGGAACGACCACATCAAACAAGGGGAGTTCCACCACTATCAGTTTGTTTAAGGGATTTAAAAATGTTGGATGGCTACTTGGAAGCTGAACTTGTTGCAAGTCGAGTATCGGCTTGTAAGATGGGCTTCTTTAAAAGTGGTGATTCAAACAGTTATCAAGGCGAGGATATTATTGAAACCAACACACCTGTAATGTCAGCTTCACCAGCTAATTTTGAACAATTGCCTAGTGGCGTGGACTTTCAGGCATTTGACCCACAGCATCCAACAACTGCTTTCAAGGATTTCACGAAACAAGTTATTAGAAGCATCGCTAGTGGACTTGGCATTAGCTACAACACACTTGCGAATGACTTGGAAAGCGTAAACTATTCTAGTTTAAGGCAAGGTGCTTTGGAAGAAAGAGATCATTGGAAATGCGAACAGAATAAAATAATTAATCAGTTCCACAACAAGATTTTTGATAGTTGGCTGGAAATGAGTTTATTAACTGATAGGCTCGAAGGACTACCAGCTAGTAAATTTAATAAGTTTAATGTGCCTGTCTGGAAGCCTAGAGGATGGCAATGGATTGACCCTAAAAAGGAAATAGAAGCATTGCAAATAGGCGTAGCCAATGGCTTTATCACTATGCAAGATGTTCAATCAAACTATGGAAGGGATGTCGCTGATGTCTTTGAACAGATACAAGTAGAAAAAGAGATAGCCGAGCAATATGGTATTGAAATGAACTTTGAGCCATTTGGTCAAAAAAAAGAAACCGATACAGAGGTGGACAAGGGTGGAAAGACGGAAGAAAATTAGGTAGAAAAATATTATGAATAAAATAAATAAGAAACACATTGAATCTATTAAGGAAGATGATGATACAGTTACAATTAAGTTTCATAAAAATCCAAAAGATTATGAAGAAGATCAAGAAGAAAACAAATCCGATAGCGAAAATATTACGGAACAACCCACTATGGAAAATGAAAGTGATATTAAGCAAAAAGACATACTCACGAAAGAAGGAAAAGAATCTAGGGTATCCACAAGTGATGAGGAATCTGGATTAGTTCACAAGGAAATGGAAAAGCCAGAAAAATTTGAAAGGGTATTTCATTTTGATTTAGAAAAGAAACAAAAACCGTTTGATGAAAAAACAAGAACGGTTGACATAGCATTTAGTTCGGAAGTTCCTTACCAGAGAAATTTTGGTATGGAAATTCTTTCGCACAAACAAGAAGATGTGGATATGGAATTTTTTAATAGTGGCTCTGCACCACTATTACTAGACCACGATTCCACAAAACAAATTGGCATCATAGAAAAAGCCGACATTAGCGAGTACGACAAGATGGGTCGTGCTAGGGTTAGGTTTGGAAAATCCAACCTTGCTAAAGAAGTTTTTAATGATGTTCTGGATGGCATACGGAAAAATATTTCCGTAGGCTACGAAGTAACCAATATGGTTAAGATGAAGAAGGAAAATCAAGGTGATGGAACACCAGACAATTTTCGAGTTTCTTGGCGACCATTAGAGGTGTCTAGCGTTTCTGTTCCAGCCGACATATCGGTTGGTGTGGGAAGGTCAAGACATAACATTAACCCTGTTCTTTCCAATAAAGGAAAGGACAATAACTATAAGGAAAAAACGATGACTGAAAAAATCGAAAATCCGAAGGTTGAGGAAACTGAAGTTGATGTTAAAGCTATAACCGAAAATGCTCGTAAAGATGAATTTGCAAGAATAAAAGAAATAACTGCAATTGGTGGTAAACATAATTGTAGGGATTTGGCTGACAAGGCTATTCAAGCTGGTGATTCTGTTGCCGAGTTTAGAGGTAAAGTTTTAGATCACATTGGTACTGCAAAACCTTTGGAACAAAAAGACATCGGACTTTCAGAAAAGGAAAGCAGAGACTATTCCATTGTCAGGGCTATTAAAGCTATGGCAAGTGGTGATTGGTCTGATGCTCAATTGGAAAAGGAAGCATCCGATGAAGTTGCACGAAAAACAGGCAGAACACCAAGAGGAGTTTTTGTACCGTCTGATGTAAGATGGACAAGAGATTTGATTCAAGGTGTA